GGACTCTTATTGACAATGAAAGTAGGTTTATTGAGAATGGGCGTGAGTATAATGAGAATGGTAGAGGTTGCTAGCCAGGATGGTTTACACGGGCTATAGTGTTATAATGAAGAAAACTCATAGAGGCTAGGTTATGTCACATATAGTGCTTATAGACTCATTCTGCGTATTTCATGCGATAGCAAACGGCGCTGTCACGTTAGGGTTAACGGGGCGGGAGTTAAAAGGCTATGTTGCAGCTCAATTAGTTTCAGTTGCTTCTCTCTCATGGTTAGGGGGTCTAGCCACGGGTGAGGATGTCCCCGTATTCACGTTTGATAATAAGGATGTCCCTTATTGGAGAAAGAGCATCTACCCAGAGTACAAAGCAGGTCGTGAGAGGTCTGAGTCCACAATTAGCGCGCTTCAAATTTGTGTGGATACTTTACCGCAACTAAAGCGCCTTGTCCTATCCGTACCCACACAAGAAAGTGATGACATAATTGCCGGTATCGTGCGGGTACGACCTGAGAACTCCCACATCACCATAGCCACTGTTGACTCGGACTTGATAGGACTGGTGGTTGATGGTGAGGTAGGGTGGTTTTCCACTGATGCGCGATGGGTACCTCGTCACCGGCATGACTTAGAAAGTATCAATAAGTGGGCATTAAAACGCCACAATATACTCCTGGAAGCCCCGCGAGACCTTTGGGAGTTCAAGAGTGTTGAAGGCGATAAAAGCGACAACCTACCCAAGGGGACTGACATATCCCTGATAGACTTACTGAACCCGCCTCCTGAGTTTGACATACTGCGTGACTATGACACTGTGCAACAATTACGGAGCGTATTCTCCATGACATCTACACCACAACCGCAAGCTTTGGAGGCATCGGAATATCTGCGTAAACGCGGGTACCCACAGTGCATCAAGCCGTACCGTTAAAAAGCTGAATTTCATAACCTAATTACCCTGTAACCCTTTGCAGGGTTTTCTTGTTAAAATGAGATAACTGGCTCCTGGCCTTTTTAATGTCTCACTCTATCTACATCAACGGATAAAATTTCGGGGCTAACCACTATCTCCTGACTACTAGCCGGGTAATAGTGTATAACAAGGTAGCGTCCGTTGATGCAATATAATTTAAAAATAGTTTCCTGAAAGTCTTGACACTACTAGGTATATTCGAGTAGAATTAAAGAGAGCCAAACAAAGAGGCTCACCGAACATCGAAAACATAATAATTAAAAAGGACAAACATCATGGCTAATTTACTGTTTGACTTGTATGCACCTTTGACTCTTGACCGTCTAAAGGGTCTTAAAATGGAGCCAACAAAAGGCACTTTCTTGAACCTAGCACTCTCTGCTTTTGCTTACAACGGTAAGGGGGAAGACGTAAATAAAGAACTTCGGGCGGTGCTGTCAGACTTACTTAAAGCTTGTGGGCTGGATGCTTCTGTGCCACTCTTCAAAGTGGTATTTAAGAACGGGTTTGTTCACGCGGTATATGAGCCTAGCGTCTCTGTGCTAGATGGTGAGTACATCTTGCAACTACCTACCATGAACGTCAAATTATCCGACACATCATGGTTTAACGAGAGTTCTAAGCTAACCGATAAAGTGGAGTTCGAGGGAGGCTTGTTTTACTACGCACCGGATGCATCAATTACTCTCTCACTGCGGTTTGACTTTGAGAAAATTCAGTCCTTTGTGCAAGCTCAGAAGGCAATGCCATTACGCAAGCTAAAGGAGATGGAAGCTAAGCAACCCGTAGAGTTTAAGGGGATGTTTAAAGTCCTCACATCTTTCCCGCAGAAGATATCGGCTATTATGTCTGATGGGTCAACTTACCCCATGAACTTTGATGCTGATAACATCGGTGCGGTGGAATACGAAATTACATCATACCGCCAGTACAGTAACACATATGAAGGCCGTACTACGACTGAGTTTGCTGTCACCCTCAAAGGCTTCCCCGGCGAGTACAGGGCAAACAAAGACATTAAGTACACTCTGTCTTGTGACCCAATTTGTAGTGAGGCTCAACCTATCCTAGTGGTACCTACATTCTGCAAAGTGTCGAAAACATCCTCTGGCATCACTTACGCAATGCTTTCTTGCCGTTGCCGTGTGACCTCAGCTTTGGATGAAGACTTCTTTACAATTGACTTCTAACGAGTATAAGACCCGCTTTCCCGGATAGGAGGCGGGTTTTTCTTTACTATAGATAGACAAGTATTAGTCTATCCTTAATTGTGAAGGTTTTGGAATTTACAGGGACATTTGCGACGGGAGTGAGTATAATAGAGTAGTTACTATGTAGGATAAACTGATGTACCCATACGACGGTCTAGAAGGAATTGAACATTTACGCGCTAATTTTGAGGCACTTGCAGAGATAGCTGCAAAGCTCACCCCTGAGCAACGCGCTGAGCGACTACGGTTACAGGAAGAGTCGGAGTGTAGAGATGAAGTCCTACAAGGTGAGAAAATACACCGCCTCAACCTCAAGCACAAGCCAAAAATGGACGCTTTTGCAGCTCAGTTGAAAGAGCTGGACAGACTCGCAGCAATTAACCGTGAGAAATATCCTGGAACCGTGAAAGAGAACTTTAAGAGAATGTTCGATGAGGCTACCGCACGTCAGGATGCAAATGTGGAATTCCACATTGAACGCTCTCACAGAGAGTGGGAAGAAGCTAACGGTAAGACTTGGGAGGAAAGAATACGTGAGAATGACTTAGTACGTATCGCAGAAGGGAAAGCACCGTTTTATAAGCAAGAAAAACCTATGAAGACTCCGAGAGCCAAAAAAGCAGTAGACTCTAAGACTCCAACAGCTAAGAAAACTTCGACTAGAAAAAAGGATAAGATGCCAGAAACTAAACCGACCGAGAACTTATCGGACTTTCTCAGCCTAGAGGGAGTGGGCTTTGAAAATAACCGTGAGCCTTACTCTGAATTGTTACCGGCAGAACCCGTCACGGTAGACGAGACCTCCTACTTCAACTTAGACGGTGCTACGGCTGGTTTTGATAATGGTGAGGACTTGGAAGACGAGACCCCCTACTTCAACTTAGACGAGACGGCTATTAAGGTAGCTGAGCCTATTAAGGTAGCTGAGCCTATTATGGTAGCGGACGTAGACTCGTTCAAAGTCAAACCCGGTAAGAAAGTGCGTTCAAAGGTAGGGAACCCCGCCAAGGGTCAGCCAGAGGGGGTGTTTGAATACGGGGAACACAAGACTAAAGCAGGTAAAGCCCAACATGAAGACGACACTTCTGATGATGAGAGCAAGGAAAGCGCCGGGTTCAGTATGTCCAGCTACCATGACGCAATGGTACACATCCGACGTGTTTTGGAAAACTCGGGCTACAGGTTCCACACTCACCCGGACGGTGTATTTGGAGGGACTGACTTATTCATAATGAGTCCTGTTAATGTCCCTGGACTCTCTAAGCCCATATCTATGTACCAGCGCGTACCACTCAATGACAAGTCCTTAGACGCGCTGGCAAGGGTTCTGAAAGCTAATAGACCGGACAACAACGTAAAACCTTATGAAATACTCTGCTCAGAACTACTCACTACGCCTTCAGATAGACTCACCCGCTGGTATAAAGCCAATTCTGCAAAAGAAAGCACATTCAAGCGCGCTGTAACTCTCACGGGTAAAGAGGGGGCATCTCGTCTTGCTCCTACAGCTAATACCGTTGACGCTGCTTTAATGGACAAGGTGGATGTTTCCCGACTACTGTCAATTTTCCCCGAGGCTGAGCGTGACAGTCTTCTCCTAGCACTAGGACGTGTAGTGGTGGGTGCTAGCGGGGAAGTTACGCATGAAGGGACTGTCATCGACCATACTTTCCGTAACTTAACCCTAGTGGTGGGTACATCACCCGGACTAGGTAAGAGTACGCTATTCGGAACATACATTCTCCCAGTATTGGAGAAACTCGGTTATGTAGTTTCGAGCCTTAATGGCTCGCTAGGAGATAAGGGATGGCTCAAACCAGCACTAGCAGACCTAGTGTTTGTGGATGACTTGGCACCCAAACAGCAGAGTCAATGGTTTTGCTCAGAGGCTGCTAGCACTATCAAGACGTTAGTCTCTAACGGGGTCATTCACGCTGATAAAAAGTATGTAGACTACAAAGATGTTAAGGCTCGTTGTGCTATAATTGCCTGTAGCAACGGCTACGACTCACGTGACAGTCTTTCAGCAGACCCGGGTATTCTCTCTCGACTCCATGCACTGTCTACGATATCCGAGAGTGAGGCTCATAGACCCGGCTCGCATGACCACCGTACAACAACAGTCTGGAAGTCCGAGTCTACCCGTCTCGGTTTGTCCTATGATGAGTTAGCACTAGCTTTACTAGCTCACGCTGCTGAGGCTTTTCTAGACACCACAGGGTACGAGTTCACCGGTATATGTTACTCGCAGCGTGACGGTAAGAACATCTTGTGGGAAGTAGTAACCCACAATAAGAAGTTTTACCGCGTTGACACTTCAGTTTCCCATGCAGAGAGCTTCTTATATACTTGTCTCAAGTCTCAGGCTCTTGCTATGCACAAAGAAGGAGGTAAGAGTCACGAGATAGTGGGAGAATTGACTAATTCTTTGTTCACCCCGTTGATAATGGTGAATTTTCTCAAGCTGTTCCGTAAGGGAGGTGCTAACACAAAGAGTATGAGTGCCTACAGTTTAGAAGATGTTGAGATGAATGAGCGAGCCACTATGGCTAACACGGTAAGTTTTGATACCCGGCGCGCCTACAAGTCACAGTATGAGATGCTAGAGTACGTTCTAGGCTTTGTAGAAAGTAAAGTAGGTATGGCTTACCCGGTATCACTCAACTACTACTCAACTATTTGGGATGGCGCGGTAGCTCGTGTTATCTCAGAACTTCCAGACATCATAGAGTACGGGGTCATCTACACGTCCTTAGAACCCGCTGTCAAATTATCTAGCAGGAAAGCTGTAAAATACTCACATTATGTGAGATGATATAATAAGCAGGGGGTAACTAACTGCTTACCCGGAAAATAAGGAGCGAAAAAGCAAATGTCATTTAGAAAAGTGGGCGCGGGGGAGCGTCGGGAGTTGGCAAAACCATATGACTTCCATGAACAGTTGAAAATTGGCGAGGTATTTGAGAGTCAGGTAAAAGAGGCTCTATCAGATAGGGGTGTGTTCTACCGAGAAGCTACTATGGATGAGCAACGCAAGGGAGTCGATATCATCAGCGTGGGTAAGAACATCGAGTGTAAATTTGACTCTTATGCTAGGAGCAATGGTAAGCTGTTTATCGAGCTAACACAGGGTGACTCGTTAGGGTGTATTTTCACGACCACAGCCGATGTTATCCTGTTTTCAACGGGGGTTAAAGTATACTGTTTTGAGCCTATAGAACTCAGGTTGTGGTTTGCCAAGAACTCAAGAAACTTGACTCTCAAGAGAGTCTCCACAGGTTCTACAGGGGTTCTATTCCCAGTAACCAGCGCAGCCACATTCTGCCAGTTATCGGAGTTGTCAGCAAATATCTTAGGATGGTTAGGAAGATGAAACTGATATCAAAGAAATTACATGAGCGCCTTTATGGGAAGAGTCCCGAGTATGTAGAGCCTGATAAGTATTGCGCTCTTATGCACAAAAAGTTTGGGACTGATAAGGCAGTAGATGCGTCGGATGATAGTGAACTCACCCTACCTAAATGGGTGTCAACTGCTAAGGATACAATGGATAAAGCATCGGACTACATAGCAGGCTATGCTAAGAAGGCTTTAGTGGATGTGTCAAATTGGGAGGTGCCGGCAGTCCCAGAACGCTTTATAGCCTATGAAGGGTGGGTTAAGTTTGAAGGCGGGGAGTGGCACGTATGCACAGCCCCCTTTAACAAGACTCTAATGATAGATACCGAGACAGTGAACATTGAGAACGTCACCATACCTGTTTGTTGCCTGATGTATGACGGCACTACGTGGTATTCTTGGTCTAATTCGGCTACCGCTAGAGAGAAGAAGGTTCCCGACGGCAACGGGAACATATACATTGCTCACAATGCAGCTTATGACCGCGCACAGCTAGCCTCATCCTACCATGGTGATGTCTGTAAGCCGTCTAACACTTGGTTCTGCACAATGTCTATGCTGACTGCCGTACGCGGTATGTCAAACCAGCAAGTAGCTATGTATAAGTCGGATAATAGCTACGCTTTTCAGGGATGGGAGACTGAAGCGAGTATGCTCGGTTTAGATGCTGCATTACAGTTCTACACCGGCGCGGGGGTGGACAAGTCTATTCGGGGTGACATATGGAGAGAAGGGTTGAGCTTTTGGGCTGACTGTACTCTAGATGTTCTCAAGTATTGTGCTAAAGATGTAAGCTCAACCATAGAACTTGCACGTCACCTTCTCCCTGAGTTTTTCCACAGCGTACCATCTCTTACCTCTCTTGCGGGTCTTGCATTAGTTGGTTCAGAGACAGTGTTTTTATCCGACCGATGGGACAACTACTCGCTAAAAAGCGAGACGACCTTCATTGAGTCTAAGGCACGACTATCTGACATTATAGTATCACAATTTAAGCAGACTCCTAGTGTGTACACGTCATACTTAGACTGGAGTATGTCTAAGTCTTCGGAGCCTGAATGGCTTATAGGTTTGAAGCGCAAACTAGGAGTAAAGACTAAGAAACTTGCCTCTCCAAATTGGCGGGAGTCTGTAGCGCTTTTAAAAATGGCTTACTTCCGCAAGCCTATTATCTGGCATGACGGGGGCTGGCATTACATCTCTACTATGGAGGTCACAGAAGAAAGACTCCCGGACATAGGAGACACATATGAGCCTATACCGCACCCTGAAAAACGCGGTGAGAAGCTGACAAAACTGTTTTGCAAAGGTAATATACCTTTGTTTACGGACGGAGCCTTGACATCACACATAGAGGGAGGTGAGGAGGTTGTTGAACTTCTGGCAAGTATAGTTAATTGGGAGTCGCTAAAGCAGCGCGTAGCCGATGTCCAGACTGTTAGGACTGAACATGGTCTAGTCCACATACCCGATGATGTACCCTACGGCACTATCACCCGACGTAAAGGAGGTAAGCTGTTTCCAGTCGCGCCTAACCCTAAGAAGGGACGGCTAGGAACAGAGATAAAGAGCATGATGAGCGCACCGCAAGGATACTCTTTTGTACACTGTGACTACGACTCCCAAGAGGCTGTAACCTTCTCTTTGTTGGGAGATATGTACTACGGCTCACCTGGTTCAACCCCTCTTTCGGTGGCAGTAAACATCGGGCAAAAGCTGAATAAAACGGACATTCACTCCATACAAGCGAAAGAGACAGGTATGGGGCGCGACACGGCTAAAAACCTAGTATATGCTGCATTTTATGGTCAAGGTACAAAGTCGGCTACAGAGTACATCCTCAAAGGGAACCCCTCACTATCCCGGATGGTGGCGAGTGAGCTTGCTAAAAAGTTTCACCTCACCCTTAAGGGAGAGAAAACGAGTTATGGTAGCTACAGGGGAGGGATGGCTTCTGAGTCATATAATGCTATTCAGCGTATAGTCAATAGCGTAGACCCGCGCACTCCGTTTTTGGGTGCAAGAATACCCCTATCGCTCAACACTAAGGAGTTTCAAACCACTCGCGACAACTGGCTGATCCAGTCCACAGGGCGCGATATGCTAGATGCCATCATCACACTAATTGCATACGGCGCTAAGCAAGAGGGTTTAACAGCTAGGCTGGCTTACACGTGCCATGATGAGTTCTTGTTTATATGTCCTGATAGCGAGTCAATAGAGCTTGCAGAGATAGTGATGCACTCGCATTTAGTCGTCTATGCTTGTGTCTGTGAGGCTTTAGAGCTGGATAGTGTCCCATGCGCTCGCAAGTATCCAGAGGCTGTTGAGGTTGACCGCGTATGGCGTAAAAGTATTCAAGAGACTTGTACCACTCCCTCATCGGATGCACCTCTAGATGACACTGTGGCGTTAACTGTGGCTGACTTCTAACCACTTCCATAACCACTTACACAAGCCCTCTACACGGGAGGGCTTTTTGCTGTTATAATAAATTTAGCTGAAATTTGGATGAAAACATATGCTACACACGACAGTCCGCATTGCTGATAAGATATTGGACGTGTTCCTGGATAACTCCACCGGTGATAAGTTTTATAGCCTGACTTCTATTGCAGACTTTACCGGTCAACCATGGCTATATACATTCAAATTTTTCAGGACTAGGGTGAGGATAGATACAGTCCGGTTAGACGGCAAGACTTATAGTCTCTTACCTTGTGAGGTTGCGTCGGAGTATATCATGCACGTCTTACTACTTGGGAGTCCTGAAACTAAGAAGGTTCTACTCAAGTTTTTTGCACAGTCACTGAAAGAATTGGCTAAAGCTGAGTTTAAGAGAGATGAGGATGCGGGTTATTCATCTTGAGTACGGTTTTCACTACTTGTAGTTACGGTTGACGGATAGCTATAATTGAGATGAGCCGAAAGGTTCACAGAACGTTGAAAATTTGGGAGTCCCTTATGACATTCACAAAGTCCACCGTACAAATTGGTAATTCGGTGGCTGATGTTTTCCTTGATACCACAGGTAAAGTATACTACTCTCAAACCTCAGTATCCTCTCTCATAGACAGGACGCAACGTTCAACTATCGAATTTTTAGCCTCAAAATGGCTGAAAGGTATACTACCAGAGGTTCCTGAGCTATCGAAATTCAAGGTAGTTAATATATCCTACGCTCTTATGAGCTGTGAACTAGCATCACTTTACATAACGTATTGGTGCAGCAAAGGTCACATACCAGCCGTCATGGTTAGCATAGCACTAGCCCAAGAGTCACTGGAGTTGCGAGCGAAGAGTGCGTTCTCCCAAGTGACTCAGGAAGTGTACCAAGAGGTGACAACGGGAATTGACACCGCTCTTGACAACTGGGAGAGAGCAAGAAAAGCTACAGTGTCTACCCACACTCACTTCCAGAACGCTTGCTTAGCAAAGCGTCACCCCGCCCGTCAAGTTCACGACAAAATTACCAAAGCTATTTGCGGTTACACGGCTAGTGAGCATCGACTGTTGGAGTTAGTAAAACCTGAGTCCGACAAGCTCATCGGTCTAAACCATCAAGTAAGTCCAGAGATGTTACTACAAGTGGCAGAGGCAAAACGACTCTACACGAGCTACAAAAAGGGTTCATGGCAAGAGCAAGTGGCAAGAGCCGTTTTCCATGCTTGTCCTGACTAAGCAATAAACAGGCCCGTCTTCCTTAGTTTGGAGGGCGGGCTTTTTAGTGTCCGGTAAGCAAACGCTACTATGTTATAGGACATCCTAGAACTTTAACTGGGCGATACTACCTTGATGTTCCTGACAAAACCTCTCTGTAGTGGTGGCGGTCGGTTACGTCCCAACTACCTGGTACATTTTCGACTTAGCAAACATGACCCCTTTGCGAGCATCAGCCAGGAGTCGCGCCGTCTTCTTAACTCCACTGGTACCTTTAGCGCCGTACTTATCTGCTAGTCTCCCCCCTAGGTTCCTGACAAACTCAGCTTCTATATCTGGCATAGCCCCCGACACACAATTAAATGCTGGAATTTTGCGAGTGCCAAACTCGATAAACCCCGCATAGTTCATGGGGTTCCTTATTTCTATAAGTCTGTCTGAAGTCTTGACACTCCAGCTCGCCTTCATTTTTCCGGTGTCAACCGGAGTCCGCTCTTGAACCTTATTTAGTGCGTAGCTCTCCATATCCTTCATGGAGGCTCTAACCTCAGCCGTGACCTGTGGACTGCTCCATAGTGTACCTATGTATCTAACCCGCGCATCCCATTTAGCCATAAATTTAAGCTCCAATAAGTTGTAATTTTCTCAAGCGCCTGTTATAATGGTCGTGTAACTTATTGGAGGTTTTATGGCATCAGAGGATAAGCCTATCGATGATGACTCTCATATGACAGAGAGAGAGAAAGAGAATAACAAATAAGCTAAAAACCCCTGTATCCTTTACAGGGGCTTTTTATGTCTAGCTATATTGCATCAACGAACACTACTGTTTTAAGTTAGTTTATCCACTCACCGTCTTCTCTTAGCTCATATCTTACGCCGTTGCATACCCTGTAAGGAGTGAATTTGTTGTGTTTCTCTAGGTTGAGAGAAGCGGGGACTACTCGTAAGTTTTTCACAGTGTGTAGTCCACAAACTAGCGGGTGAGTGAGAGGGTCTATATGGTCTACGTGGTATTTTCCCCCAGTCAGTTCTTCAACCTCACGCCGTAACGCATATAGTCTCTCGATGTCAGCTTTGTCATCCCATGAGGCGAGATGAGTCGATGCTCGTCTTCTAGCTCTCTCTGCGAGTCTCGCCGGTGTCGCGCGTCTTACCTCATTCTTACACTGCTTACAGTAAGGCTGCAAGCGGTCACGGGAAGTAGGGTGTTTAAAGTATTCAGAGAAGTCTTTAGCTAGTCCACATTTTTTACAAACTTTCATCCTAGGCTCCTTTGTTAGTTATCCCATTATACTGGGATAACATTAATATTCCGGGTATTCTGGCATTCTGGGAGATGTCCAGTTTTCCGAGATGCCGTCAGGTTGACTCTCACCCTCTGGTACAGTTATCCGTTCTACAAGTCGCGGGTGTAAGCAGGAAAGAAATAAACCGGCCCCGACGTCAGAAGTGTATGCTAGAACGATATCCTCCCCCACTGACGGGGTATCATTAGACGCTTTGTTTAACCACCCTGTAGCTGAGCCGTCAAGGGTCACTGCCTTAACCCTCCCGTACCTTAGAGGGTCATCCGTATCTATCACTTTGCCTAGGAAAATTCCTATGCGCTTGCTGAGAGTAGGTGCGAGTGAGGACGTGACCCTCTCCAACTGAACAAGTGTTCTTAAAAACTCCATATTTTCCCTCCTATTAGGGGTTAAAAGACCTATTTAGGGAGGCCAATAACCTGTGGTCGGTACGAATTTGGGCGGTGTAGGAGAAGTTATGGGGGCGGTAGCACCGCCTACTAGCTTGGGTGCGGTAGCGGGGGCGGTAGGAGGTTTGAGTGCTGTCTTCTCTAGAACGAGTTTACCTCCCTCCCACTTACCTAACAACTTACTCTTGTAGGAGATAGTCCCCTTAGCTTTGTCCACCTTTAAGTCTACTTTAGTGTACCCTAATACCACCGCTGCGCTCTCAACTGCCTTAACTTCTCTCTCAGTCAACTTGTCCTTAACTGTGACCTTAACTGAGGGGGCTGCGAAAACCTGCATGAGTTCAAAGGAGGCCTCTGCTTCTGTAGGGACTCCCCCTATCCATTTAGTCTCTGTAATGCTACCCGAAACAACCCTAACACTCTGGATGACCCTTACGCCGTGAACGTAGTTATAAACGGTGTCAGACTGCACTGCTTTCCTTAAATAGTCTATCAACGGCCTTATGTCGTATGTTCCACCTTTAGTTAACGTGACTCCCGTTATAGGGTAGCGCTCAGGTTTAAAACCAGCCCACATAGATGGCGAGTTTCCTTTGAATAGCTGACTTTCAGAAATAGTGGCTGCAAAAGTAGTCCCTATAGATGACGGGTTCATCACAAATGGAATTGTGACCCCATTACCAGATACAGGCACTAAAGCTGCATAAACCGGTCTCTCATCACTTAGTTTAGAGAGGGTTATTGCAGGGTTCCCTATTCTCATAAGTTTATCTCCTGTGCTGTTGGAGGCTCGCTGTAATTCACTATAACTGTTGAGATGTTACTACTGGGGTCTACAGGTGGGTTTTCAGGCTCAAACTGCCCGTGAACTTTCAACAACATCTTCATAGTCAGCAGCCAGTCTTGGTTATTCTTTGTAGGCTCAATATCAAGGGGGTCAATGGGAGATAGCGTTGCCATCACCCCCTCTCCTAGGCTGCATTCAGAACCTTTTGTGAGCTTGTATACCGCAGACAACCAAAAAGCCTCAAGACTAGCTATTGGTAGCTGGCTGTAGAGAACCCGGCGGTTGACAATATATGTCACCGTGACTATTTGGTCAAAGATGATGGCATTACTGTTAAGAAAGCTTACCGCACTTATCGGGAAGATGATATAGGTGGCGGGTAGTGGCACTATCGCTGATACAGCATCACTCAAGGACGGGGGTTCTAAACTATGAACATAGACTCCCACAGTGCTGTTTACCCACTCACCCATCTTTGTCTTGAACTCAGTTAATTTCATTATATTCTCCAAAAGAATTTACTAGCTTACCCCTACTTCGGACATTGAGTGAGTGTATACAGTAACGTAGCGCGTCTAAACAATGGTCTTTTTGACCGTCGGCTACCTTATCTTCAAACTGTTCAGAGTCTGTCCTCAAGCTCTTTCTGCGGTACCCTAGAATGTCATTTACAGCCTTTTTTATGACGAATAACCGCTTCTGATGAAATAGAGCGTTAACATCAGAAATTCCTGGTAGAATTTTGTTCTCAGCCCCTACCGCCCGTGACATACCTGATAAACCGTACCTACCACCGTAAGTCCGCAAGTCTATGATACCAGAGGGACGTGACGGGTCACAAAATATCCTGTATACCCCCCACTTTTTACTTAGTCTTGCAACTTTGTCAAAAAACACGGGGCTTGACACTGGGTTTACACCGTCCCCTATCTGTTCCCACTCAACCGCATACAAGACACCGGAAGAGATACCTACCACCACCACCGCAGGGTTCACGTCCCCGAAGTCAAGCCCCATGTAGAAGCGGTCAAAGTTGACTAGGGGGTAGTCATTGATGGTGTTTAACTCAGGGTCAAACTCCGAGTAGAATTGACCTGCAAAACTCTCAAAACTTGCTTCATACTCTTGTCTAAAAATGCGCGGTGGTAGAATAGCTTCATACCTAGATATCTCATCTCGGTCTATGAACGGGTTGTCAATTGTCGGTTTACAGAATAGTCGCACGTTCTCAGCTTGACTAAAGTTATAAGTCCAGTTAGTCTTACCTTTTGGAGTGAACGTCAACAGGGATGAGCTACCCACGGTGTCGGACATTGCTGGAAAAACAATTGTGTTTAGAAAGTTCGGTGGGAAGTCTTGCACCTCGTCACCGTGAAACTTCCAAACCCGCAGCCCCCTGATACCGTCAGCACTTTCAGCACCCGCTACAATGACCGTAGGTTTGTTAGGCACTGAAATAGTGTGTTCTGTCTTATTGATAACGCAGCCGGGTATCTGGGAGAAGATGTGACATAACGGCTTCCAAACAACACGCTTTGCCTGTACAAGCGTGGGCAATACCACGAGTACAGTCTCAGGGCTTAGTTTAGAAATTGTACGGTTGAAACTCAAGACGTCCCTCACTGTCTCTATTACTTGCAGTCGCGTCTTACCAAAGCGTCTCCCCGCACAAAGCATCCGGGTCTTTGTTTCATCCCTGAAAACATCGGCTTGACCTTTATGCAAATTGAGAGTTAGTTCATCCATTTTACATAGTTGAGATGTTAAGGACAAATTGTGTGCCTGCACTTTCGGCTTCTTTCTCAATTTCATGTAGCAATTTAATGGCTGCTACGCCCGCTGCTAACGGGTATTCGATGCACGGTACCGGGTATCCTTTGGGTGACATCTTCTCTGAATGGACACCCCGGATACTCATCAATGCTATCTGTGCTAGGGCTTCTTTTCTCCCCTGGATAGTCAGGAGCGACTCGATAGAAACATTATCTTCCTTCATAAAACCTCAACAGTAATATTTTCCAAGTAAGTAGGGACTTAGTACCTATGAAGCCTACCCTGTATTTTGTCGCACGTTCTTCAACCCCCGTCACTTCCCAATACCTGACAGACTCCCCGGCTAGCTGTGCAAGCGTAAACTCTCTCGAAACAACGCACCACAGGCTATCCTCCCCCACTGATAACGTAGAAGAGAGAGTTGATATGTCAAAGGGGGTGAGTTTTGTCAGCTTAGCGTTTGGTAGTACCAGGGGCAGCTCACCTCCTACCACCTCAACATCCCTAAACTGTGGTACCCCTAGACCGCGCGGTATACGTAGGAGTCTTGACCTAAGCGCCGTCAAATTCTCAACTAATGTCATATTTTCACCTCCAACCGTGGCGGTGTAAACCATCCTGGCTAGCAACCTCTATCATTCTCATTCTCATCGCACCCATTCTCAATAAACCTACTTTCATTGTCAATAAGAGTCCTCAGTTTTCGTAGGTAAATTCTCAAAGCCTTACTACGTATACCCAAATTACCTACGGTTTTTATCTTCCTTTTCCAGAGTCTATTCTCACTACACTCTGCAAGAGGTCGCTTGTCATAAATTATCCTCAACTCTCTTGACAACTCTCTAGGATGTATGTTAGGTTAGTTATTAACTATAAGCTATAATGGGGTACTTATATCTTCTCATCAGAGAGAAAAGGGATAAGGGAATATAGTGAGAATAGACTCTGAAAAAGGAAGATAAAAACCGTAGGTAATTTGAGCATACGTAGTAAGGCTTTGAGAATTTACCTACGAAAACTGAGGACTCTTATTGACAATGAAAGTAGGGTTATTGAGAAGGGATAAACCAATAATGAGAATAAGGTTATCCCTGGGCTTTATCCCTAAAATTATATAAATTTACACTGACATTGCTAAGAAGCCGTGTATAATGGGATAAGAACTAATTAGGCTAACGAACATGAAAAACCCTGAAAAACTCCTGAAAGAATACAACGGCAAGCTGACATTTGCAGTTCGCCGTAAGCTTAAACCCATGGTCATCACTGCTGTTTTTCAAATTCTGAGTGTTGAAGCATACTTAGAAAACCTCATTAGCAGCCAGATGGATGAGTACAGAGAGCGCTGTGAATACTACTCTGCCATCACCCCTTTAGGAGGTGGTTGGGTTGTAACATCTTTAGACGGTATGATACTAACTCGCACAAGTAAAGCTTTTAAGGTTGCTGAGTTTAACCCGTTGAAAGTTCGAGTCGAGACCCATAGTGCTTATAAGACTCGCATCAAAGCGCAGGGCTTGAAAGAGGTTTGGGTTGATGGTGACTTTGTAGGCACGGTTCCGGTTATGGTTCCGGTTGTGGAACAGGTTATGGTTGTGGAACCGGTTATAGAACCGGTTATAGAAGCGGTTACGGTTATAGAAGCGGTTACGGTTATAGAAGTGGAAGCGGTTACGGTTATAGAAGCGGTTACGGTTATGGAACCAGCCCCCCAAGTCATCCCTGAAACACTTAAAAAGAAGTTCTCATCCATCCGTGACCGTTTTATGTCAGGTAAGGGTTACGTGAAAGACACCAGTCAGGACTGGGTCGCCGTCCATGCTGAAAACTTTAAGAGAGAACAGGAGAGAGAAGCCCTATCTGAACTAGCCAAACTGGCTGTAGAGCATGATAACACTCATGAGCCTCTATCGGAGCCTACCGTAGACGATATGGTTGCTATGGCAATTGAGCATGATAGGCTGGCTGACATTCAACGAAACCTATCGACCACTGAGTTAGCCAGACTGGCTGTTGAACATGACAAAGTTTCGGAAGCTGTAGTAGAGGATGAGTTCTCTTTCTTGTCAATGGAGGGTGTGACTTTCGGGTTTGATGATGAGGGGGAAGACGTCACAGAGGATACCTTCAAAGCAGTTAAGACAGCAGTTGAGACTGTCAAAGCAGAGGATACCTTCAAAGCAGTTAAGACAGCAGTTGAGACTGTCAAAGCAG